TCAATTGAGCCGTAGTACCAGATTTGTTCTATGTAGTTATAGATCACATAGGCGTTGTTGTAGTTGCTATCTGCAGTCGGGTAGAACCACCAGACTTCGTTCCACTGCCCATTAGTGCCGCAGATAATCTGATCGGTTTGATTGAGGTTGATATTGTTAAACACGTGGTCACGCAGGGTGCAGGGTAGTGTCTCGACGCGACCTGTATAGGCGTAGAAGTTCTCTTTACCCATCCAATAGACAATGTTTGCTATAGATATCATGCTCCGAGAAGAAGCGATGGAGATATTATCCGCATACTCCTGAAGCCCAAACACATCCGCCGTGCCGAGGTATTGGAGTGTGTAGAGGTGGCTATCGGTCCAGACTAGGACTTCTTGGCGGGTTGGGACCGCGCGAACAATACGCGAACCACGGGAAACACGGATGTCACCAGCCGAGGTGAACTCGGACGGAGTCCAGTCGCCGGGGCTATCTTGAGCCGCCCAGCGGATAAGCATGGGGTCGAAATCCGTACTGAGGTAGGGCGAAGCCCCGAAGGCGATAAGGTGCCTATCCTGCTGTGACACCAGCAACTGCATAATCTGGTCGGGGACGGCATCAGGGTCCTTACTACCCCCAGCAGGGCTTGCAGCGTAGTCTTGGAGCGTTATCGCATGTGCAGCCAATGCAGTAGTGGGGTTGTCCACCGCGCCTCGTTCCCACCAGTAACCTGCACCGTTGCGGATATTCATCACAAGGTCGTTGTCGAAGTTGTCAAACCACCAGTCACGTTGGGGTAGGTTAACACCTCCGTTAGAAGCCCCGAGCCCCCAAGTATCACGTCCCCAAGTACCAGCACCCCAGCCGAGGCCAGCAACGGTAATTGCATTACCCGGTTCGATCTCGACCTGCACCGTGTAACCCGCGCCGCTTACGGACGCATTGGATGTAGCTGCCGTCGTCGTGGGGAACGTGAAGGTGTTGGCTCCTGTCTTGGTGATTATGCGGTCCCCGTTGAGTTCACTGATCGAAATGCCCCCGAGCGTCGAGACAAAACCAGCAATCCTCACCGTCTCACCAGTGCCAAGCCACGCGGGAAGCGCGGTCGTCGTGGTTACCGTGACAAGTCTCTGAGTATTAATTACCGCAAAGGTGTTTGACCCAGCCAACGCCGGGTCGAAAGGAGTGATGTCATAGTAGACACCGCCGTTCTCAATATAGACGCGCTCATTCGTACCCAGCGCAAGCAAGTTGTCTGAGTAGGTAGTGATCCAGTTCCACATCTGGCGGCACACACCGACAAACGCCGTAGGCGAAGCCTTTACCCAGCCGCCAAGTTTCTGCGGGTAGCCCGAGCGAAACCGGATTTTGTCGCACTCAAACCAGCCACCCTCGTTGGAGTAGTCGGTCTGGTCGCGGTTCACACCCGGCTTAAACTGGAGCTTAATGAAGGGCATTAGCTACCCGCCTTTTATGTGTACGCAAACGAAACTTGACCGCGCGCACCCGTACCAGAGGTAACATTTGAGGCGTCAGAGCCGCTGCCGCCGCCGCCGCCGCCGGGGGCCGTACCGTTGATTGTTCCGATATAGTCACCCCCTGCCGCACCGCTTGCGCCGGCCCCCCCTGCCCCATCAAGAGAAACGTCGGAGCCTGCGGAGCCTGAAGTGTTAGTATCACCGCCCGTAGCTGTACCACCCGCGCCGCCAGAACCTGAAGTACCGCCGCCTCCACCGTTGGATGTCATACTTACGGAGCCGCCAGAGACGGTGCCCGATACGCTTGAGGCGTTACCCGCTGTGCCAGTGCCGTTAGTGGCACGTCCGCCGACAGCGCCGCCGACCGAGTAGGTCATGGTATCGCCACCAATCACCGCGATAGTCTTGATTGAGCGACTACCGCCGCCGCCGCCGCCACCTAGCCCGGTGTTGTTGAAACCCCCAGCGCCGCCGCCACCGTCTACCGTGATGACAACCTGCGTAGCGCCGGCAGGCACTGTTTCAGTAGCAGCAGTGCCAGACGTGTAGGTGTTGGTGACGGGAGCAAAACCCCTACCCAACCCAAGTAGTGCCATCTGAATACCGCTCATTAGCTGACTCCCGCACCAGAGATGACTGCATCACTAGTACTATTGAACCAAATTGTAGCAATACCGCGCTGGGCCAATGTGCGGTTACCCGTCGTCGCCGTACCCCCCAGATAGAGAGTAATGCTAGCCCCTTGCGTGATTGTGATGGACGACGCGCTATTGTTGTAAATCGAGATCGAGTCCCCTGCTGCAAAAGTAGTAGTGTTAGCAGGAAGAGCGATATTAGCAGTGACAGCGATACACTTTCCAACGTCCGTAGCAGCAATCGTGGTCGTCGTCGTGGAACGCGGGATGTTTCTATACCCGATGACAACGCCGTCAATGGTCGCCGTTGCGTTCACCGATGTGACGCTACCACCCAACGTGATGTTGCCGGTGCTGGTAACCGTGCCAGAAAGAGACAGGCCGTTGACTGAACCAGTACCTGCCACGGAGGTCACGGAGCCGCCACCCGTACCCGCGCCGATGGCCGTGCGGAAATTCGCCGCATCAAGGGCGCTAACCGTGTTGTCTGCGTTGAAACGAGGGAAGGTAATTGCGCTGGGGTTGGTGAGTGTGAAGACGTTTGCGCCAACCGTGGTCGCGCCAAGTGCGGTGCGCGCACCCGCAGTAGTCGTGGCATTCGTCCCACCGTTAGCGACAGGTAGCGTACCCACTACGTTCGTTTGGACGTTACAAAAGGTTGTCGAGGTAGACCCAGTGCCGCCATTGGCGATGGGTAGCGTACCCACTACGTTCGTTTGAACGTTACAAAAGGTTGTCGAGGTAGACCCAGTACCACCAGACGCAATTGGGAGAGCAGAACCAAGCGTGACTGACGAGAGGTGAGTAACTACGTCTACGACGTTAGTGCCATCTGCGTAAACCCACATGGTCTTACCAGTAGGGACGGCAACGCCTGTGCCTGCGGCGGTTTTAACAGTGATTGTCTGCCCTGTGGTGTTGTTGATGATGTAAGGCTTTTCGAACGCAGCCGAGAGCGTACCCGCCGTAGTAGGAACGATGAGGTTGAATGCAGAGGCGGGAGTGCCTGTCAAGTTGAGACGTAGGTTGCGCGTAGATTGCGAAACGTTGGAGTTGGAGAGTGATAGGGTCACATCAGCAGTGGTAAAGGGGACATTTTCGGTGCCGACAATCGCCTCTTCCATAGTCGTACCGAGGTTGACGTTCGTGACGTCACCCCACGTGGTGTTGTTTTCACCCGTAGCCATCAACTGAATTGCAAGTGCGCTGTATGTGCTAGGCATCTCGGTCTCCTACGTCGGTATTTCGGTCCATACCACAGTGTTGCCGTCGTTTATAGCACCCCACGTGGTGGATTGCGAGTCATTCACTGAGGTCCAGTTTGGCGTCTGACTATCGTCTATAGCAGACCAAGTTACGCTTTGCGAGTCGTCAACAGCCTGCCAATTGGATGTCTGATTGTCGTTTATAGCAGCCCAAGTTACGCTCTGCGAGTCGTTCACTGAAACCCAGCTCGGCGTCTGGCTATCGTTTACAGCAACCCAAGTTACGCTCTGTGAGTCGTTTACTGAGACCCAGCTCGGCGTCTGGCTATCGTTTATAGCAGCCCAAGTTACGCTCTGCGAGTCGTTAACAGCTTGCCAATCGGGTGTCTGGTTGTCGTTGATAACAATCCAGATTGTCACTCTGGACACAGCACCAGTGGCTTCGACACCGGTAAGAAGAACAATTTTTCTGTTAACTACAGCAACAGTGCCTATCGTACCTGTGCCGGCTATACCTGTGAGGGTAGTATTGGCCTTAGCTCGGACGGCTGCAGTGCCAATGGCACCTGTGCCGACTACGCCTGTGAGGACGACGTTGGCGGTAGGCCCAGCGTCTATAATACCAATGACACCTGCGCCAGTTACGCCTGTGACGGTGATGTTGGCGTCACAGATAAACTCGCAGTTAGTGGCCGAAGAGCTCCACGCCCCTCTACCCCACGTCCCTACACCCCAGCCAAGACCGTTGGAGGTTTCAGCAGACACGCCCGTAAGGGTGAC